AAGGGGGAGGTGGCAGCCGTATGGCTGACGGTAGGGGTGTTTGACTGCTTGAAAATAAAGGAATTTTTAGAATTTCAATAGGACAAACACCCCTTCAGTCGGCTAATTGCCGACAGCTCCCCCTTAAAGTAGGGGGAGCCTAAGCAAGCAACACTTTGACATTTCTAGTAAAATTTTTTTATTGTCTACACTCTGAAAATACGAGAACAAAATTCTTGTATTTTTTATGCAAAAATTTAAATAAAAAGTATTTTTTAGCTGTCAGAATATCAAAAACTCACGAAATTCCAAAAAGTTCGTTTGGAGTTACGCCAAAATTTATATAAAGTGCAAGAATGCTGTCAAAAGATGGTTTTTTGTTGCCAAGCAACCATTGACTTATAGTTGTTTGGTTAACTCCCAATATTTGTGCAAGCGCCATTTGGCTCAAATTATTTTCACACATTATATCTTTCAAAATTTCTTGATATTCCATATTAAAATTATATAAAAATTAGGTCAAAAGACTTGACTTAGGTCTAAAAACCTAATAAAATATAGATGTTAGGTCAAAAGACCTAAAAACAAAAGGAGATATTATATGAAGAGAAAGTTTAGTTTTATCTTAAACATTGCAATCATATGTGTTTGCGTATGTGCAATTGCCATTGGCGTATGGTCTGCAAAGCGTGCAGAACTTGCAGTATCTGGTAACATTGGCTTTACTGCAAACCATTGCAACGCAAACGTTACAATAAAAGTTGAAAACGCAGCACTAAGTGCGAGTGCGGAAGCCACTACACCTCTTTATGTGCAAAATGACAACAGTGGACTTAAATCAACAAGTTCTACTATTGCAATAAATGGAGAGAATAAATCATTAAGTTTTGGTAGCATGTATTTTACTGATTTGCCAGATCTAGAGTCACCACGTGATATAGTGTTGACATATACAGTAACAAACACATCAAACTTTCCAATAGTTGCATATATAAGCATTGGCGAGCAGTTTTTGATAAACAATCCTCAAGTCTTGGCAGTTTGTGAAGACAATTCGGGAACATTATTGGTGGGCGACAAACTTGCAACAACCCTAACAGATAACGATACAGTTTCAATTGTATTAACATTAAAGTGTAACAAAGCTTCTGGTTTTACTCAGTTAGAAACAATCAATGCAAACTCTTTTACCTTAAAACTAGAACAAGCGGTTGTTGGTTTAGAAAGTGATGGCTTTGGTGTTGCAGAAGAACAAGGTGAATATTATATAAACGCTGTGCCATCTGGCAGTGGTAGCATTGTTGTTCCAGTAGTAGTTAAAAGAACTTCCGGCAGTTTCGTAGCAATAACTGGCATAGTTGCAGATTCCGAAACATATATAGAGGAAGATTATGATTTGTGGGGAGACGGCTCAGAGATTGTTGATTTGACAGTAGACCTACGTGGGTGCAGTAATTTAATATTTTATGAAACGGTAACATTGGCTACTGGTTTAAAAACTGTTGGCGAGATGGCTTTTTGGTCGGAGTATGCGGATATGGAACACTACGATCCTAATGTTGGTCTTGGTACGACGCCTGAAACTGGTAATATATGTACCTTAATTTTTCCAGAAACTATTAATTTTGAAGATGTTTGGCTTGAACTCGAACCTACTTGGGGCATGACTAATCTATATTTGCCTCGTAGTATAACTCGCGCTGGTTGTGAACGCTTAGCCAACAACTCCTATAACAATGAAAGTTACTGGGGGTCGCTAACAGACATATATTTCCAAGGTTCGGAAGCGCTTTGGGCTGTTGTTGCAGAAGGTATTGATGCCAATTGGGGCTCAAATAACGAAATGACCGCACATTATAATGTCAATTATTAATATATTTTAATATAAATACAAAATGGTCAACGGCTTATTGTTGTCCATTTTTGTATTTGAAGGTGGCAGGTGCGTTCATTTGTAATTTGCTATTCGCAAACAAATACTTTTTAGTATGGGTGGAAAACTTGGAAAATGCTCCTAATTTGTTGCAATTTCGTAAATAACCAGTTGTAAAAAAGCAAATGTTATAAAAAAATAAGAGTGATTTTAACCATAATGGGTATTTTCACTCTTGTTTATTTAATCCACCCTTAACACATCCACAACGTGACTGCTGGCGCCAAGTTTGGTTTGGTCTTGCGAGTTGGCTAAAACGTATTTAAGATAATACTCAAAATTGTTGTCGCTTAGTTTGTTTATGTATGGGCGAATATAATCGGTTGGGCCGTCTGGAGAAAAGATTTTTACTCGCGTTAGACCTGTATGTTGATTATAATTTTCTATGTCTGAAAGTTTAACATATGAGTAAAGATCTTCTGGTGAGGATATAATGTTATAATTTTCATCTATTTTATTATCATTAAGACTTGACTGCAAGTTATTATCCATAATTGCATGTCTAATTATTGCATAGTCGGAAAGTAGGTAGGCAACAAAAATATAGCCCCCTTTTTTTGTTATTCTTTTGGCCTCGTTTAGGGCTTTTATTTTATCTTGTAAAGTAAAAAGATGATACATTGGACCAAGTAGCAAACAAACATCAAATGTTTGGTCTTTAAACCTAAAAAGATCCAATGCTGTGCCATGGTATGTTTTTAACTTTGCTGATGGCAATAATTGTTTTTGAGCGTTTTGATTTAACACGCTCAAATTTTTTTTGACGTATTCAACCGAGGTTACATCATAACCCTCGTTTGCAAGGCTTATGGAATATTTTCCTGTGCCGGCACCAATATCAATTATTTTTGCATCCTTGCATAAAAAATCGTGAATATACTTGTTTGTTACAGTATATTCAACGATTCCGTGTCTAGAAGACAAGCGTTTGTCCTCATTAAATTTGTTGTAATATTTTTCTATTTGATTCATTATTCAATGCCTAATGCTTTTTTTGCTTGGAGTTTTGCAGCTTCAAAATCAGTCAAAATGTTGTCAATGCAAACGCCAGCGTTTTGAACATCAAAATTGCCGTTTGGGTCAATTACATATATATCAGTATAAGGTTGTTGAACATAACCAAACTGAGCAAAATTGAAGTACATAACTTTTGCACCAACAACAAAGTTTGCAATTGAAGCACAATATTTTGTTTTTACTGCTTTAATAAAATTGATAAGGCCGTTTGACATGCCTTCAAACCTTTCTGCCAAAACAAATTTTGCATCGCCATAAAGGTGATAAGAATAAGTTGCAAGTTCTTTAAAACAATTTGTTAGGGTTGTTAAAAAGCCATAAACTGAGCCATACAAATTGTCAAAATTTGCTTTGTTGTATTCAAGAGTTTTGTTGTTGTTTTTTACAAGCATTTTTGAGTTTACAACAAAGTTTGAAACAAACTCAAAAAATGTGCCAGCAGCAGCAACAACTGCGTCAGTGTTTTCTTTTACTTTTGCAAAAGTTTCGCCACCAACTGCGCCAAGTTTGTCACCAAAGGCTTTTAGCGATACGCAAATGTCAGAAACAGGATTTTTTACCAAAGCATAGTTGCCAGCGATATAGTTGTTATATTTCAAGAAAAAATTGATCAATTTTTGACCAAGATCGGCATCTTGCATAACTTTGTTATAAAATTCACGCAAATCGGTTAGCATTCCGTCAAAATATTGGCTAGAAAGCATAAATATTTCTGGTAAAACATCAGAATTCTTTATTGATAAATCCATATAAATCTCCTTTATATATTTAAATTTTAGCATTATTTAATTTTTCGGTCAAATAATTATGTGTATTTTTAGATAATAAAATTTTGAACAATTTAAAATTTTTTAAAAAAAGTGGCAAGGGTTAATTGAAAATATTTTTTGCCGTGCTATTCTTTGTTGCGAAAGCAGGAGGGAACAATGTGAAAAGCAACCAAACAATTGACAGCGACATTATAAAAAAAGTTTTATTGGCGGTGCAAAAAAAAGCAACTGGTTACACCACCAAAGAAGTAGTAGAAGAATTTGCTCATGATGAAAAGGCTGGCAAAGATGTGTTGTTAAAGCGCAAGGTTTCAAAATTTTATGTGCCTGCGGATATATCGGCGGCAAAGTTTTTGCTGGAAGTTGATGCTAATAACAGTCAAACAGATTACTCGAATCTAACTGATGAAGAAATGGACCAAGTTGCCATCAAACTTTTTAAGGAATATCAAGAGCTGACCGATAAAGATATCTTTGTTGAAATAAAGGGGGAAGAAAACGAAAATGGAGATAACTAAAATTGCAAACAAAATCAAGTGCGATTTTCCGGTTTGTAAAAATTTGGCTAGCACTTGTCTTGCAGAGCCAAACGACAAAAACAAAAGGCTAAACCTTTGTGATGAGTGCGTTAAAAAAATTTACGAATGCGTGGCAAGAGTTATTGTGCCCAAAGGGGTGGAAGCACCGTATAAGAAAGTGAAGAAGTTGAGTTAGTGGTTTTTAAATGAATAGTGAATAGTGAATAGTGAATAGTGAATAATGGATGTCCGATTTGTATGAAAGTTAAAAATTCGAGTTAAGTACGCATTAATGAACAATGAACTTGTGAATAATGGATGGCAATTTTAATAAAAAGAATTTATATAGTTATCCTTCACTATTCATTATTAATTATTCATTATTCATTAAAAATTACTAAGCAAGCATAAACACCATTTAATAATAAAGGAGAAAAAGTGAAAAAATTAGAAGAACAACAATTAATAAATGATGTCCAACAGGACTTTAAAAAAAGAAGTGAAGAAAGAAAACCATTTGATGCCCTATGGCAATTAAATATGAATTTTTTAATGGGCAATCAATATTGCAGTGTGGGTTATAACAACGATATTGAAGAATTTGACAAACAATTTTTTTGGCAAGAAAGGGAAGTGTTTAACCATATTGCAACCATAACCGAAACCCGACTTGCAAAGTTAAAAACAGTAAGACCAACAATGACAGTTGTGCCAGCAAGCGGTGATGAATCGGATGTAAAAACTGCAAAATTAAGTAAAAAAATTATTAATTCAATTTATAACAAAGAAGATATGTCAAAACTCATTTCAGACGCAACAAAGTGGAGCGAAACAACAGGTACGGTGTTTTACAAAATTACTTGGGACAACCAAAAGGGACAAACGTTTGCAAAAGACCAAACCGGCAAAAAGTTAAAAATGGGTGATGTGTGCATTAGCATTTGTTCGCCATTTGAAATTTATCCAGAAAGTTCTTGTTGCGCTGGGCTAGAAGATTGCAAGTCAATTATTCACGCAAAGGCATATCATGTTGACGAAATTGAAGCACTCTGGGGCAAAAAAGTTGCCGGTGGTGATGTTAATGTGTTTTCGCTAGACAACAAAACTGACGGCCTCGGCGGGCTTGGGTATAAAGCTCAAGCAACAAAAGTTGTCAACACAGTCAAAAGTGGTTACGCCGTAGTTATTGAAAGATACGAAAGAGCAAGCGAAAAACATCCAAACGGCAGGCTCACCATTGTTGCCGGCGACCAACTTTTGTATGACGGCGAATTGCCATACGACAACGGTAGCAATGACGATAGAACATTTCCATTTGTTAGACAAGTTTGTTTGGAACAAAGTGGATGTTTTTGGGGCAGTAGCATAATTGAAAGAATTATTCCTGTTCAAAGGGCATACAATGCAGTAAAAAATAGAAAACACGAATATATAAATCGTCTTTCTATGGGCGTGTTAACCGTTGAAGACGGCTCAGTTGATGTTGAAAATTTGGAAGAAGAGGGTTTATCGCCAGGCAAAATTTTGGTGTATAGGCAAGGCTCGTCTGCACCAAGTTATATGGGCAACACAAATGTCCCAGCAGACTTTGATGTAGAAGAAGAAAAACTACTAGCCGAGTTTAAAACAATAAGCGGTGTGAGTGATATTTTAAACACCAACCTTGCAAGAACAAACATTTCCGGTATAGCCATGCAACTTTTGATTGAACAAGACCAAGCAAGGCTTTCGGTTACAAGCGACCAAATTAAGTTTGCAATAAAAATGGTTGCAAGGCATATTTTAAGGCTTTACAAACAGTTTGCAACCCAGCCAAGACTTTTAAAAATTGTTGGCGACCACGGCGAGTTGGAACTTGAATATTTTTGTTCATCTGACATAACCAGTGATGAAGTTGCCTTTGAAACAGATACCGAACTAAACGAGTCGCTTGCACAAAGACGAAGTATGGTTTTTGATTTGTTAAAGGCAGGGCTTTTGCATGACCAAGACGGAAAACTATCAAACCGTATGAGAATTAAGGCGCTTGAACTACTCGGCTTTGGCGTTTGGGAAAATGCTCAAGACATTTTGGAATTACACCAAAAAAAGGCATCTTGCGAAAACTCAAAATTTATGCACGGACAACTGGTTGAAGTTAAAGAAATTGACGACCACGACATTCACATAAACGAACATATTGCCTTTATGCTTGGTGGCGACTACGAAAAAAATTGTACAAAACAAATAGAAGATAAAATGCTTGAACACATAAGGTTACACAAACAATTTAAAAGTTTAAATTTGCAGTCGCAAAATGTTGGTGAGTAATATGAGTGTGTTTGATAAGGTTTTTGGAAAGGTTGTTGGCAAACTTTCCGAATGGATACAAATTAATGACGACTTGAGCGAATTTGTTATTGATGATTTTAGTTATAAAGATGGTGTTAATGAGGAAATCACAAAACCTCATTGTTGGAAATGTGTTACTGTAAATAAATGTTGGTTTAAAAATGAAGAAGGCAAAAAGCCTGAAAAATTTGACTATTCTGATACAAACAAGTATATTAAAATTATCCTAAAAAAAGATGACGGCATTTATCACCCACATTGTCATTGTTATGAAAAGGGTATCAAGATACCAACCGCAGAAGATATTGAATTGATTATTCCAGATGGGAAAATACAATGGATGTTAAAAGATAAAGGGCACACATTAAACAGTATGGGTTATTACTCAAATGAAGAGTTTTATGAAGCATTAGAAATTATTAAAAAGTTGTGTAAAATGGAGTACTCAAAAGGTAATTATAACTTTAGAGAACATAATAATACGGGTTACAAAATTGGTCTTGTTTTAAATTTTCCTGGAAAGCATGAGGACTTTGGAAAGATTTATAGATTAAAAACGGGCTGGACAATATTTTCTAATGGGAAATTGAAATGTAACACATTAATAGGAGGATTAAAATGAAATATCTAGATATGGTTAAAGTAATTAATGATAAAGAAGAATATTTAGAATTGGGAATTTGCAAGGGTATGGTTGGAATGCTGACTGAGCCTGCAATTTGTTTTAATAATAAATTTTTTGTAATATTTTCACACAGATATTTTGAAGATAAAGAAGATCATTATACATATATGGATGTTGGAGATATTGAAACAGTAGAAGACGGCAATGCTACAGATGAGCAAATATTAAAAGATTTACCAAAAGAACATCAAAATATTTGGTGCAAAGTCGAAAATGGTTATATAACAAATTTAAAAGGCGAGAGAAAAAATAAAATACCATATGATTATAATTCGTAAAAACTTTATGGCAATTAAAGGTGAAAACTCAAATGTAACACATTAATAGGAGATAAGGCAAAATGAAATATTTTGATAAAGTAAAAGTGATAAACGACCGAAAAGAATATAATGAAAATAACATCTATAAAGGAATGATAGGTACTATTTTTGAGGCGGAAATAAGAGATAATTCATTTTATTGTATCTTTGAATCTGGAGATGACTATGATTGGTATTTTGAATGCCCAATTTATATTAATGATTTAGAATTTGTAGAAGATGGGAATTGTCCAGATGAATGGATTTTAGATGCTATACCAAATAAGAATAAAGACTGGTGGTGCAAAGTCGAAAATGGTTATATAACAAATTTAAAAGGCGAGCGAAAAAACAAAATACCGTATGATTATAATTCGTAAAAAGGATTTATAAATGAAATATTTAGACAAGGTGAAAGTTTTAAAAGATAGGAAATGTTATAAAGACTGCAATGTTTATGCGGGGATGATAGGAACAATTATGCAGGCGGAAATTAGGAATAATGAATTTTACTGTATATTTGAAACAGGTGATGATTTTGATTGGTATTACTACTGCGGTATTAAACTAGAAGATTTAGAATTTGTAGAAGATGGCAAATGTCCAGATGAGTGGATATTAGATGCAATACCAAATCACAACCCAGACTGGTGGTGCAAGGTTGAAAATGGATATATAACAAACTTAAAAGGTGAACGCAAGAATAAAATACCATATGACTATAATTCATAAAAATTACTGCAGTAATTTTTAATTAATAATGAATAGTGAATAATGGTGGATAATTTATTAATTAAAAAATAATAAAACAATTTAATTAAAAATAATTAAACAATAATTAAAATAAATATATTCCCTTTAAAATAAAGGTAAAAATAATATTTAATAATTTAAAATGTAAATATTTGTAAAACAGGGTTTTGCAAATATTTTTTAACACAATTTTGGGGTGATTTATAATTAATTTTTTAATAATTATTTAAAATATGTCATTAATTATTCGTTTTTAATTATTCATTTTTCATTAAAAAAGTAATACAAAAAAACAATAAGTAATAACAAAAAGGAGAACAAAATGGAAGAAGAAAAAATATCAGGGGAACAACTAGAAGAAGTTTTGCCAAATGTACAAAGTGGAATTGTTGAAGATAATATAGAGGGTACTCTTTTGGAAAACTCTGATGGCTCCCTTGGAAAATTTAAAGACGCTGAAAGTTTGCTTTCTGCCTATAACAATTTGCAGGCAGAGTTTACAAGAAAGTGTCAAAAGTTGAGTGAGATGTCAAAAGAATTAGAAGACAAAAATTCTCAACTTAACCAAATAGATAAAAAACAAACAGAGCCGATTTACTTGCAAGAATCGTGGCAGGACAATGTTTCTAGTTTTTTATCAAACAATGCCGAGGCACAAAAATATTCAGGAGATATTGCAAACGAAATTTTAATGGACCCAGATTTGCAAAAATCTCCCAACGCCTTGGAACTTGCTTGGGCTAGAGTAATGCAAAAAAATTATCGCGAGCCCGATACTTTGGCAAACGATCAAAACTTCATAACAGAAAAAATTTTGAATCGTGAAGAAGTAAAAAAACAAGTGTTAGAAGAATATTTTAAGAATGTACAAAAAACAAAAACTCCAACCATAATTGGCAGTCAGGGGAGTGTTGCGGTGGTTAAACAAACTCCGCCAACAACTATGCAAGACGCTAAAAAAATGGTTGAGAAATTATTTAACTTAAAAGGATAAAAATATGGTAACACTATCAAGCGCAGAAAGCGCATTAAAAACCGTGTATTTGGGTGTTGTTGCAAACCAATTAAATATCAATGCAAATCCATTACTAGGAAAAATTAAACAATCAACAAAAGACGTTTGGGGCAAAGAAGTTAGAAAGCTAGCTCCTTACGGAATTAATGGTGGTATTGGGGCTGGGGCTGAAACGGATGCTCTTCCAAAAGCCGCAGGCAACAACTATGTTCAATTTGTTTCAGAACTTAAAAACCTTTATGGCAAAATTGAACTTTCTGACAAAGCAATAAGAGCATCAGAAAACAACGCAGGTGCATTTGTAAACTTGTTAAATGACGAAATGGAAGGCTTAATCAAAGCATCTTCTTTCAACTTTGGACGTATGCTTTTTGGTGATGGCTCTGGTTTACTTGCAACCGTTACAACTGCAACCGCAGACGGTGCAACAGTTTGCGACACTGTTAAAAACCTTATAGAAGGTATGGTTATTGACGTTTACGCAAGCGGCACAAAAGTAGAAGCAAAAAGCGGTGTAAGAATTAAATATGTAGATAGAGTAAACAAAAAAATCTACACAGAAACAGCAGTAACTTTTGCAGTTGGCGATAAAATTTATGTTCAAAATTCAAAAGACCACGAAATTATAGGTCTTGGAAAAATCTTCTCAGATTCTGCCAAACTTTATGGTTTAACAAGAGCAGACTTCCCATGGCTTGCTCCATATATCAAAACAAGTGCTGGCGAAATTAGTGACGGCTTAATTCAAAGTGCAGTTGACTTCTTAGAAGAAGTTTCTGGCTCAAACATCAACTATATTGCTTGCTCAAGTGCAGTAAGACGTGCATACCAAGAATATTTGGGCGCATACAGAAGAAACATTGACGTTGCAATTTTAGATGGCGGTTACAAGGCAATATCATACAACGGTATTCCTCTTGTTGCTGACAGATTTGTTGCGGACGACACAATGTATTTATTAAACACTGACGACTTTACACTTCATCAACTTTGCGACTGGAAATGGTTAGAAGGCGAAGACGGTAGAGTTATTCGTCAAAATATGGGATTCCCAACTTATAGCGCAACGCTTGTTAAATATGCAGATTTAATTTGCGATAAACCAAATGGTCAAGCAAAAATAAGCGGAATTTCTAGCACAGTTACAAACCCATTTGCAACGGTAGTAACTGAATAAAATCATAGCGATAAAGCAAGCCGAGTGCGTTTTAGTGAATAGTGAATAGTGAATAGTGAATAGTGAATGATAATTTTAAAATTATCCGCCATTATTCATTATTACAAGGAGCAGAGAACCAAGCGACAATGCAGGGCATTGGCATTTGGTTAAATGCGACGAAGCCTAAAATCGCGAAGCGATATTACGTCAAATGAGAACCAAGCGACAATGCAGGGCATTGGCATTTGGTTAAATGCGACGAAGCCTAAAATCGCGAAGCGATATTACGTCAAATGAGAACCAAGCGACAATGCAAGGCATTGGCATTTGGTTAAATGCGACGAAGCCTAAAAACACAAAATTACAAAACAACCGTAGGTTGAATTTTGCTTGCAAAATTGTTTTTGTTAAAAAACTTGTAATTTTAGTGTTATTCATTAAAAAAACTTAAAATTTGCTTTAAGTACAAAAGCTCAACTTTAAAAGGACGGGAAATGGAAAAAATAATTGTAAATAGTGATGCTCTGGGAATAATTCAAAGGCTAAAGGCGTGGAACAATAAATATGAGGTTTACTATAACTTAAAATCTAAAAAATATATGTTATACCTTTTTGAAAACAACTTTAAACCAAGTGTTTATTGTTTGACTTTTCCTTTTGACCAAATTGACGAGCGAATGATTGAATACACCTTAAAAAGTGAAATTCAAAATCGCAAGGAGCTTTTAAGAGAAATAGAAGAGTCCAATGCCCGTCTTTTAAAAAATGAGCAAAAAAATATACAAAAACAAATGGAGAAAATAAGTGAAAACAAAGGAAATAATTAAAAATGTTTGTGTGTATTTGGGAAAAGAAGAACTATTAAATTCTTCTTTTTTTGAAGAAAACGGAGAGGAATTGACCGAAAATTTACAAAAAGATTTAAGAAAAATTTTAATGTGCGTAAATATGGTTACAGAAGAAATTGCCAGCAATTATTTGCCAATTTTTAAAACGGCAACGGTTGAAATAACTGACGGAAGTGTAAACTTGTATGAAATTGACAACAAAATTCAAGAAATTGTTTCGGTTAAAACAAAAAGTGGTAAAAATGTACGCTATAAACTTTTGGGCGAAAAAATGATATGCCTTGCAAAATGCGTGGAGATTATTTACAAGGTATATCCAAATGAACAAACGTTAGAAGGTGATGCGGAAAACTTTTCGAGTAAACTTTCGGCAAGGGTTATTGCTTATGGTGTTGCTAGTGAATATTGCTTTTTAGAAATGCTTTATGATGATGCAACCTTGTGGGAACATCGCTATAAAAATGCACTACTAGAAGCACAAAGAAAAAAGGGTGAAATAAAGTTAAAGAAAAGAGGGTGGTTTTAATGTTTTACCCAAACTTAAAATTAAAAAAATCTAGCACCAATGCAAAAATCAATTTTACCAACTTTGAAAAAAGTATGAACACCGAAACTGACGAGTCGCTACTTCCGTATAAACAGGCAAAAATGTCATACAACTTTAATGTTAAAAAGGGCGCGCTAACCAACGGTTATGGTTTTAGCGAACTTCAACTTCCAAACTTTTATGATGAAAATTTCAGGACAATAATTCCCCCAGCTTCGCCAGTTAAAAAACTTTGGCACTATAAATATTTTGATACCACTTTAAACAAGCCGTCGCATGCACTTGTTATGTATTGCGAAAACGGCGATATTCAAACTTGTTTGTTTTATGACGATTCTCCGTTTTGTAGAACCATTTTACAAAGTGTGCTATCTTCTAGCATTCCAAATGCAATAAACTACAAACTAAATTCAGTAGACTCAATGATTTTTTCATCTGAGAGTGATGGCGTTTGGAAATATGCAAGAAATCATGTTTGCGAAAAAGTGGAAGATGCACCACATATTAAGTCTATGTGTTTGCACTACGAACGACTTTTTGCAGTTGTTGGTGGCGAGCGTAATCGTTTGGCTTTTAGCGCCAACCTTGACCCAACCGATTGGAGTCAAGATTTGTCTAGTGGGGGCTTTATAGAAATGCAAGACGAACGCGGAGCGCTTGCTCAAGTTGTTTCTTTTAACGACTATGTTTATGTGTTTAGAGATTATGGTGTGAGCAAGGTTTCGGCCTATGGCGACCAAACCGATTTTAGCGTTTCGCACCTTTTTGTTTCAAGCGTAAAACTTTACGGTAACACGGTAACAGTTTGCGGAAACAAAATTTTGCTACTTGCTCGTGATGGCTTACATTCGTTTGACGGCTATTCTACTCAAAAACTAAACCTTGGCATTGATAGTTTGTTTAAGGGTGTAGAAAATGACAATGCTTGCGGAGTTTATTACAACAACAAATTTTTGCTTGCTTGCAGATTGAATTTTGCAGACGGCGAAAAAGTTGGTTGTGAAAATTATGAGGCGGGCTATGTTAACAATGCTCTTATTGAACTTGATTTGTCAAATGGTGATTTAAGCATAACTCGTGGTGTTGACATTGCGAGTATGCTGGTTTTGGATGACGAAAAGTTTACCAAAGTGGTTGCTTGCTTTAATGGTGAGCATGCTGGCAAACTTGGTGAGTTAAATGAAACTGGCATTGTTTTTGGCACGCCACTTGCAAAAAAGTGGGTTAGTCCAAAAAGCAATATGGGTTATCCAACAAAAATTAAACATATTAAAGAGTGCTTAATAAAAACCAAGAGCGATTGCAAAGTAAAAATCGCAACCGAAAAACAAACCAAAGAGTTTAATGTTTTGGGCAAAGATACTTCGCAAAGAATTTTGCTTAATATGTCGGGCGAGCAGATTGAAGTGGGCTTTGAAACTTCTTCTGCCGAACAAATACATATTTCTTGCCCACAAATAATTGTAGAAATAAACAGCTAAAGGACTTTTAAAATGGTGATGATTATAAACAAAGATTTGTTAAAAATGCTAACAAATAGAATTAAAAAAAGAATCCTAAAAAAAGGAGAAAATGATGTATCAATTTAACGTTGATGAACAAACAACAAAAAAAGTTAAACAACAAGCCGAACAATCCAAGTCAATTTTAGAAAAATTTCAAGAAGTTGATGATAACTATAAAATAAGAAGTGACAAGCAAGAGTTAAACCTTAAAGAATTGGAGTATGAAAAACCAAGCATAGAGCAGGTTGAAAGCAGTGCAAAAAGCAGTTTGGAAAGTTATAAAAACAACTCGCTTCAGGGCATAGAAGATTCTTTTAAAACCAAATCTGAGCAAATTGACCAAAGCGTAAAACAAGCAAACCAAGAAAAACAGCAAAAGCAAGCAACCATTCAAAATACATACGAAAAGGTTAAGGAAGATGCGTCAAATGATGCCATCAAACGCGGGCTTGCACGCTCGTCAATTATTGTCAACAAGTTAAGCGAGTATGACAATAGTATGCTGGACGATTTAAAAGAATTGTCAAATAAAACTGATGCACAAATTAAGACTTTAACTGACGAAAAGGCTTCACTAGAGCAAGAAAAACTTAATGCTTTAAATTCGTTTAATATAGAGTATGCAGTAAAACTTCAAGACAAAATTAATTCGCTAAACGAAACAATTTTAAAAGAAGAACAAGAGGTAATTAAATACAACAATCAAATTGCAGAAAAGCAAGCCGAATTTGATGCAGAGCAAGACGAAAAACATTATAAACAAATAATGGATTTTGCCGAAAGGTACGAAAGAGGTCTTATTGGCATAAATATGATGAAACAAGAAGAAAAATATGAAATTGCCAAAGAACATTTTTCTGCAATGGATAAAGCCCAGGCTCTAGCAGAACTTGCAAGCAATCCAATTTACAAAGAGAACTTGGGAAATAGTTATTACAACAAACTTTTAAAACAATTGCAAGGTTAAATTTATGTGGAGTGATGTGTTTAATATTGCGATATCTAATGGAATTTTTGCCTGTCTTTTTGTGGCGCTACTTGCGTTTACATTAAAAGACTCACACAAACGAGAAATAAAATATCAAGATATTATTAACAAATTGGCTACAAAATTAAACACAGTTGACGAGATCAAACAGGATGTTTCGGAAATTAAACAATGTTTAACAAAAATTCCTTCTGTCAAAAGGAGCAAAAATGAAAAAACTAATCAAATCGTATAAATTTTGGACAGCACTTGCAGGTGCAGTTGGACTTTTGGTCGTCGCCATTGGCAAAGCATGTGGCGTTTCGATTTCTGCAAAAGGTGCAGAAGAAGTCATAATGTCAATTTGTGGCGTTTTGGTTGTTTTTGGCATTGTCAAAAAGCCAAAAGCAAAAGAAACTGGGCAGGAAAATAGCAACCAAACAACAGAAGATACTTTGAAAGAAATACCAACAAATCAAAGAGACGATAACACAACAGCCAAACAGCAAGAAACAATCAAACCAGATGACACCAATTCAGCCAAAGAGCAAAAAAAACACAGCAATGCCAAACAAGAGTGAATCCAAAATTGAAACAGAATAAACAATATAAAAAGGGCAGAGCCAAATTTATGGCTTTGCCTATTTTTTGTTCTATTGTTTTTTGAAATTTTGTATAATATATTAAGCATATTTACATAATTCGACAAAATATTTGACTAAGTTTTGTTTTTTTGGTAACCTTGTAAGGAATTTATGGAGGATTTTATGAAAGTTGCAATTGTTACTGATAGTAATAGTGGAATTTCAATAGCTGAAGGTAAAGAATTGGGCGTAACAGTCATCCCAATGCCATTTTTAATTGACGGCGAGGAGTATTTTGAAGAAGTAACTTTGTCAAGAGAAGAATATTATAAAAAACTTTTATCAGGCTCAGATGTTTCTACCAGCCAACCAAACATATATAGCGTTATGGATTTATGGACAGAACTTTTAAAAACGCATGACCAAGTTGTGTATATTCCAATGAGCAGTGGGCTTTCTGGAAGCTGTGAAACAGCAACAAACTTTGCAAAAGAATTTGACGGCAAAGTTCAAGTTGTTGACAATGTAAGAATTTCAGTTACTCAAAAGCAATCTGTTTTTGATGCATTAAAACTAGCCAAAGAGGGCAAAACTGCTCAAGAAATTAAAGAATTTTTAGAGGCAACAAAACTAAAAGCAACAATTTACATTTTGGTTTCAACTTTAAAGTATTTAAAAAAGGGTGGTCGTCTTACTCCAGCCGTAGCCGCAATTGGTACACTTCTAAGAATCAAACCAGTGCTTCAAATTCAAGGAGCAAAACTTGATAAATATGCAATGGTTATGGCAACAAGTGTTGGCAAGAAAAAAATGATAGAGCAAGTTAAAGAGGACATTTTTACAAGGTTTAAAGAAGAATATGAAAGCGGCAAAATTGTTTTGGCAATGGCTCACACCAATGCAAAAGACAAGTGTGAAGAATTCAAAAAAGAAGTAGAAGAAGCTTTTGCTCCAATGGGTCTAAAGGTTGAAATGATGGACGAACTTTCTTTGTCAGTTTCCAGCCATATCGGTGATGGCTCAATTGCCTTGGTTGCAATGTATAAATATTAAAAACAAAATTAAGTATAACTAAGCATTAATAAACAAAAAAAATTCTAGGTTAAGACCTAATAAATTTGAAACTAGTGAAATAAAAAACGAACCAAAACAATGGTTCGTTTTTTACATGTTTTATTCTAAATTGCTTTTTCTTAAATTACAATCACTACAAAGTGTCTGTAAATTTTCAATTACAGTTTCTCCACCTTTAGAATATGGTTTTATGTGGTCAATATGTAATTCTAAATCAGGTGTAGAAGCAGGAGAACGCCCACACATACAACATTTAAAATTATCTCTTTTTAAAACCTGAAATCGTAATCTAAGATTTATATCTCTTGAAGTTTTATGAGCATTAACTGTACTTTTTGATTTAGAAAAATTATATATAAGATCTTCTTCTTTATTATTTAAATACAAAGCATATTGATTTAATGCCGCTGTCCAACTTTTATAAAACCTAGTATATGCTCCTGAAGAAATTTTTGAAATGTTTTTGTTGTTCATATCTCTTCTAGATGGCTGTTTACCTAAACATTTCCATACATCTTCCATATTTGTCAATAATTCTTTTTCTGACCATTGTTTATTATTTAAAGACATTCCTAGTTTTG